AGTGTGTGTGTTGAGGTGGTTGCCACCTAGGATAATTTTGACGTGTGTTTCCCATATGGTATTACCAGATAGAATTATGACAAGCGAATAACACGTTACCACTAATAACAATAATATTAGGGATGGCGTGTTATTCAGATTGAATAGAGTACAGACACTAATAATATAGTATTAGGGATTGTACCTTATTCGCTTATGCTCTATATCTCTAATGGGGTAGTATGCAAATTAATACTTGACAGACTATATATCTATGTGACAATGGCATCACGATAAACATATTAAATAGGATAAATAAACAATGAACAAATCAATACACAATGAATTAAAAGAACACGTCAAAGACCTAATTGCAGATGGCGTAATAACTGAAGATAACGTAGAAGATGCACATTATCACGCATTTAATGAGGACTACTACATTATCGGTCATTACAACGCGGAAAAATGGCTAGAGAAACACAACGTTAAAGTATGGGATGCCATAGAGTACGTTATCGAGCAGGACAATTTAATGTTTGGTGAAACTACTATGACCGCTGGTGATTTTAATCCAGAAAGAATTGTAAACCTGCTCGCATACTATGTAGGCATGGAATTAAACTTTAACGATATGTTAATAGGAGAATAAGAACATGAGTCATAACAAAAATTTTCCAATTAATGAACAATTTCTGCACACAATGGCGGATAAAGTAACAATAGCTAATAATAAAAAATTGGGTAATAACAACAGTTATTGGCTATTATTCGAGAATGAAGGCAGGATAAAATTGTTTTTAGAAGGCAATAACGTGCCAGTATATATAGCGTATTCCATGCGTGAGATGGACACATTCTTACATGGCATGCATGTTCAATGTTATCAATAGGAGATTAAACAATGAGAATAGACTACAAAGAAAAGAAACAGACACAACAGATAGAGGAACCGCTATGGCTAAGTGTAATAATGGGATTCGCTTGGTTAGGTTTAACAGCGACAGCGATTTATTTATTAATTGCTGTTGAAGCATTAATCAATTTATAAAGGGGATGATAATGAATGTACTGACTAAAGAAAGAATGGAAGAAATTTTAGACGCTGGAACAATAGACCAATGTACTGAAGAAGAAAAACAGCAAGTAATGGTCTATGCGTTCGGTGAAGAATTTATGGCATCACAAGATAAAGGCTGTTTAAAGGAGTATGTAGAATGAATGTACTCAGCGTTTTTGATGGTATGTCATGTGGTCGGGTAGCACTAGGGCGTGCTGGCATACCAGTAACTAATTACTATGCTAGTGAAATAGACAAGTATGCTATTCAAGTAGCAAAAAAGAATTATCCAGACACGCACCATATTGGCGATGTCACGCAAGTTAATGCTAATGATTTGCCTAAGATTGATTTATTGATAGGTGGCTCACCGTGCCAAGGATTTTCGTTTGCTGGCAAGCAATTAAATTTTTATGATGAGCGTAGCAAATTATTCTTTCAGTTTGTACGATTATTAAAAGAATTAAAGCCCAAATATTTTTTGCTTGAAAATGTGCGAATGAAAAAAGAATACCAAGACATTATTAGCAAGTATTTGCGCGTTGAACCTATCACCATTAATAGTAGTCTAGTATCTGCACAGAATCGTGTGCGCTTATATTGGACTAATATACCTAATGTCTTGCAGCCCGATGATAAAAACATCGTGTTAAAGGACATATTAGAACAAGAACCAGGAAATTTTGTTAAAATGTCGAACACATTTACAAATAGACTAAAGGGTAATAGGTGCTTAACTGATATGACACAAAATAAGGCTAGTAATTTATCAGCTATGGAATATGTAAAGAATGGTAGGCAGGGTGATTATATTGCATGTAGTGATACTGGAAAACCTATAAGAATTGGTACAGCGGATAATATAAAAGGTTTTGATTGTATAAAACGCATATATCATCCCGATGGTAAATCACCTACATTAACCACTATGCAGGGTGGGCATAGAGAACCTAAAATTTCCTGTAACAAAACACACTATAGAAAATTAACACCAATAGAGTGCGAACGATTACAGACTGTGCCTGATAATTACACGGATGGCGTGTCAAACACTCAACGCTATAAGATGTTGGGTAATGGGTGGACGGTTGATGTTATTAGCCATATATTCAAAGGCATTAACTTATGAGCACGTGGCTAGTTTTACTCGTCACATTTATATATGCTTACGTTTCAATTGAGCAATATATAAAAGGCGATTTATCGTTAGCTGTGGTGTATTTAGGATATACGATTGCTAATTTCGGTTTAATAATGGTAGTAAAATAAAAAAGGGGGTATAATGATTGAGACAATTTATCGAGGCATGGCGCGTATGATTGCGGAAAATTCACTACATCTAGCAGAACCACGCAAAGAATTAGACTACTGTATAAAGCATATTGACCAAGCATTGCAATTGTCTAGTCATGAGCGTAGATGTATGATTGAGATATGTTTAAACCATATAAACAAAGTGAGGTATAATGATGAGTAGAGATAGAATAGATGACTGGAACGATGAATATCAACAGCAATTTATGACCACACATGAGGTACACGTAATGGTAGATAGTATAAACGACACACTAGAAGATGAATTTCAGATATGGCTAGAGGAAGCAATAGCACCACAGCAAGGGAATGAAATTCGTACAGACATTCTGCGCGACCTAGTGCGTGATATACACAGACAAGGACACACTAAAGTGTCATATGCCGCACTTGGCGAATACCTGTACTTTTTGGTGCATGATGCGCTGACTGATTATAATGATTATACACGCCCAAATTTAGAGCGTGATTAGTGAGGCATTAATGAGCGATTGTAGCGAAGATGTGTATAATTTTTTTACGGAAGAAACCATAGAACATGCTAAAAAGTATTTAGAGGAGTATAAAAACAAAATGGACACAGACAAGATAGTAGTAAAACCTAGCCACTACGAGCGATGGGACATAGAACCAGTAACTTTCATTATGATTAATAATATGGAATTTTGGCGCGGAAACATTATTAAGTATGCTGCACGTGCAGGATACAAAGATTATGTTGGTTTGAATACTTCACGTTCGGAAGTCATTAATTCAGAAATTATTGATTTACAAAAAGTTATTCGCTATGCTGAGATGCGTATTAATCAATTACAAGAAAAGGATATAACAGAACATGGCACAAGATGATTACGGTAATGAATTACCACTAGACGAGCAAAGCCGTGATGAATATCAATTACAATGGTGCATGGCGGAAGCTGAGGACTATATCGAGCGACATGGTATAGAAAAATTCTTATCTGAACTACGCAAAAGGCTAGAACAATGATACTAGATGATGATACTACAATGACCGATGATGAAATATTGTGGGCATATAACCAATATTTAAAGCATTTAGAATTTTTAGAAATGCAGGAATTAGAATTGTTAAAACAATATGAACAGGAACAGGCATATGCGATGCTCAGTCTGTGATGTTGAATTGACGGATGGTGAATTGTCCAGAAAGCATCCAGAAACTAGGCAATATTTAGATACCTGTAATAAATGCTTACAGGAAATATTTAACTATGACCTAGAGGACGATATGAGCGACATTAAATTGATGTCTGAATACATACATACCGATAGAGATATATATTAAAAAGGGGAAAAATATGCTATACTTAATAGTAATTATTAGTTTATTACTTATTTTATCTTATATATTTGATTAAAGGGGGAAATAGTGAGTAATAAAGAATTAGAAAAGGGGCGTTGTTTGCATAAAGCACCATGCCCTAAGTGTGGAAGTAGTGACGCACGACAATATTATGAAAAACCTTCGGGCATAATTGACTCGTTTTGCCATTCGTGTGAAACATTTTTTCCTTCTGAGGAAGAAAATATCCAGGACTTCGCCAAATCGTTTGTAAAGAAGCATAAGAGTAAGCCAATGTTTGACATTAATAACGTAGAAAGTCTGCCCACACGCGAAATAAGGGGCGTTAGAGAAGAAATATGCAAAGGTTTTGGGGTAAAAGTCCTTTTGTCTGAGACAGATGGTCAAACAATAACCCATCATGTATTTCCTGACCGCGCCAATGGTAAAGTGGTAGGGTACGAAGTAAAAGGAACTGATAAAAAGATAACTAGCGTAGGTGATAGGAAAGGTAATTTAGAATTATGGGGGCAGCATATCGCTATGAAGAATGGCGGTAAGAAGTTGTTTATCACCGAAGGTCGTTTAGACGCTATGTCATTGTACCAGTCGTTATTTGACAATAAGCCGAAAGGCTATGCTGGTAAACCTTCTGTCGTATCAGTAACAAAAGGTGCGACCAGTGCAGTAAAGGACTTGATGAATAACAGGGAATTCGTAGAAAGCTACGATGATGTTATTCTTGTACTCGACTCGGACGATGCAGGACAGAAAGCAGTTAAGGATGTCCTCAAAGTCTTTCCTCGTTTTAAATCAGTAAAGTTACCA